CAAGAGAACACGGTGGATACGCGGGTTTTTGGACTAGCCGGAGAGGATGAAATGACAATTTCCTCAATAGCTAAAAGACAATCGTATCTTACGCAATTTGGGTGGTCACCAGTGGACGCGACGGACGCACGACTGTTTACTTGCAGGGTTACACCCTTCTTGTACACACTGTCAGGATATCCGTCGCCAGACAATTCGGCCATCATTCAACAGGGATTCGTCCCAACAGCCATGTGCTTTGCAGCATTACCATTTAACCGGTGGCGAGGAACCATTAAATTCCGGTTCATGGTAGTTGCAAGCCCTTATCATCGAGGTCGTATCATGGTAAGATTCGATCCCAAAGCATTCATTAGCTCTGAACTAAATATTAATGAAACCCTGATTATCGATATTGAGGAAACTCACGATTTCGAAGTCGCAGTCGGATGGTCCCAACCGCAATCGTATTGCCAAGCACCTACATTAACAAATGCTGGAAACGTTTTGCCCTTTGGCACATCAACTCGTCTCGCCGCAGATGACAAAGCAAACGGCTTGATAGAGGTGTCCGTACTCAGCCGACTCACATCTCCCAGTCCGGTAGTACCCAATGACCTTCGTGTCTTGGTTTTCGTATCGGCTGGTGACGACTTCGAAGTCATTGGACCAGAGGATCACCATTTGCAACGTGTATCCTTCTTCCCACAATCAGGAATGGAAGACATGAAGGATTGCGAAGACAATCCCATTTGTGCCACGAAAAAGTTTACATTATCACCATCTCAGCCAGCGCGGCAGATTCAAGCAATCTACGATGGTGACCCGATCACTTCTTTTCGACAAGTACTAAAGAGGTACAATTATCATGATTGTTACACCTTTAATGTGCTTAATTGGGCACACATCAAATTGACCACATCTGATTTCCCTAGATACAAAGGGAGATTGCAGAATGGAATCGACGCTACTATGAACCGCGCGACTCCTCCTGTCAGAGTACCAATTAACGCATGTCGAATGACACTACTAAACTTTATCACCCCTGCATTTACTTGTCGCACGGGCGGATTGAGGCACATGTACGTCTTTCCGAAAGCATCCAACCCCACTTGGGGTGGACCCCACACGGTCTCTAGAAATATGAGACCACAAAACTTCACAAAGGCAGCTACCGTCCTAACCGCAAACACGGACGGTCCGTCTGGACATATCGAACTTAAAGGCCAAACGTCGGAGGCTGAAACCCTAGGGTTGTCAGCAATGGCCAAAGTTGATAACAATCACGCACTCGTCGTGGAATTACCATATTCAGTAAATCGCAAGTTCTTACCAGCGAGATACTTTGACTACACGGAATTCGATGAGGACGTGTGTCCCTTCACCTCTCATACAATACATTCATATCAGAGGTACGACAATCAATCCCGAAATTCTATTAAGGATTATGTTAGCGTAGCGGAAGATTTCAACCTGAGCTTGTACTTAAACGCTCCAGTGTTATTCTTCGGGCAAGAAGAACCTACGCTAGTCTTGTGAAGACCTACATATTTACACTTTATACATTTACG